TAACATATTTCTTTTATGCGTAACTGTCTTAATGCGGAGTCTATATTTATTCCTGAATGATTTTTACATTTAAGATTTTCTTTTAGCAATCTAATAAATTCTTCAAAATCATCAGAATTGAATTTTCTAGAAGAAATGTAATCATAATCATTATGCATTAATGCAATTGATAACTTGTTTGCAGCAGTTTTATAATTATTAAGTGGTATTAACCGCATTGAGATTCCCTTCAAATAAGTTTTTTGTAAAATTCGATTAGAAGATTAAATCTTTTTCTTTGTTTTCTTTTTACTAGATTCTATTGCGTAGCCTTGCATTATGGCTTTTGATTCTGCTTTTTTTCCAATATAACACTTTCCGCTAGCGCCATATTTCTTTCCTGACTTTCCATTTTTAACACATGTTTGTACTGGCATCGTATTAGTCCTTTTTTTTTAATTTTATCATATTAAAAATAATTAATAAATTTAACACATCCATATTGACAATTTAACTAATCGTTGTATACTTAAACTGTGATAACAAAAAAGAAGGAAAAATAAAATGAATAACTTTATTAATGAAGTAACTTTAAACGGACAAGACTTTTGGCAAGCTAATATCGACAACAATAAATTCATATTAGATGACGATAAAGTTTGGGTTAAATATGGTTGCAATATTGATGAAATTAAAATTATCGAATTTACCCAAAATGGAAATGTAGAATATAAAATTTACAGCTGTACAGATGCTGAAAAAGTAATCCAAGAAATTGCTTATGATGTGGTATCAAATATTGTTGGTGATTGTCATTATAATTTAGACGATTTTACTTATGAAGATGCCATTTACGATTCAATTAACAGCGCTTCAATGGATGAATTAATAGATGAAATAAATTCTACTAAAATTGTTAACATTAGATTGTTCAATATAGATGAATTTTTATGCACTAACATTAAATCTAAAACTATTGAAAATGTCTTAAGTTCAAATGAAATCTTTATGTAAAAGTTAATTTAAAAAGGATTTTAAAAATGTCTAGAGAAATCGAAATAAAAGTTTATGGACGAACATTCTATTCAATTAGAGAATTTATTAAATATTATAATACAAGCTTCACGCTATTTTATAAATTTTATGATCAATTAGACGATAAAGTAATTGATAAACATAGAACGGCAGCGCTAAATTTAATTGAACACATATTTAGAGATAATAATGAATATAAATTTAAAGTTTATGGAATGAATTTTAAATCTTTAAAAGAATGTGCAAGTTGGTTTTGCATTAGTGAAAATACTCTTTACAAAATGATGAAATATAATCCTGATGTAGAATATTGCCTAAATAAAATATTAGGTAAAAATAAAAAGAATTTTATTCGAAACAGTGAAATTAATACACTAATAAATAAATTTATTTATGGTAAAAGTTATTTTAATGATTTTTTGTTGACAAAATAAAATAAAATAATACAATTAAATGATCAGCGTGATACTGATGCGAAATATTTTGGTGGAGGCTAAGGGAATACATAAATACCTTGGGCTATCAAACCTCTTGATTGTTATCACCCTCCACCAATCATTAAAGAGGTAATAAAAATGAGTGATACAATAACAATCGTAAAAAAAATTATAGATTCAGCTAAAGAATCATTTGAAAAGATTGATAAATCAGGAAGATTTATAAGTGAAGCAAATTTTGTTTTTCAAGCACTATCTGATAACAACTATCTATTAAATGTGGCTTTAAAAAATACAGAAAGTTTAAAAAATGCTATTATTAATATAGCATCACTAAAAACCACGCTTAATCCTGCCGATAAAAAAGCATATTTAGTGCCAAGAGGTAACAAAGTAGAATTAACAGTTTCATACATAGGATTGATCGATTTAGCAGTTACTGATAAGGCCATTTTATGGGCGCAAAGCAAATTGGTATATGCTAATGATGAATTTTCAATTCGTGGTTATGATAACGCCCCTATCCATAAATACAATCCTTTCTCCCGTGATAGGGGCGATCTTGTTGGTGTCTATTGTGTGGCTAAATATCCAAATGGCGATTATATCACCGAAGCAATGACAATTGATGATATTAACTCAATTAAAGCTAGATCAAAAGGAAATGGTAAAACACCTTGGGATACTGACTTTACAGAAATGGCCAGAAAAGCAGTTGTTAAAAGAGCTGCAAAATACTGGAAAGGATCTAAACAATTAAATAATGCCATACAATATTTAAATAATGATGCTGATGAAGGAATTGACTTTAAAGCAGAAAAAGAAAATAAATCAAAAAATGATCTTACAGATCTTAAAAGAGAATTGATGAATAAACTCATATCTCTAGGAATTGATAAATACACTATCCCAGTATTTATTAATCAATATGATTTAGATGTATCTAGCGAAAATGGATTAAATGAACTATTAGACTCTCAAACCAATAACTTGAATAATTTAGTGCATGAATTCCTAGGTAAAAAAAAAGAAATAGCTAATACAAAAACAGAAGAGGACTTAACTAATAATTTGTTTGAAATGATGTGTGAAAATGGAATTTCCACCAAAGAAAATCAATTAAAATTTTGTAAATTTCTAAATTGTGATCTTAATAATGAAAAACATGTAAGATTTTGGCTAAATAATAATGACAACATGGCAAAAAAAGCTTTAGAGTTTATGTCTGAAAATTTAAATCATATCCCAACTCTTGAAGAAATTGAAAATTTTGATGACAACTTGGATTTTTAATTTTAAATTATTTAATAATTTTAACTAATATCTGTTTACATTTTATTTCGTTCATCTTATAATTATTTTGTGATAACGAAAAAGAGAATATTAAAATGAATCATCAAGAACATGTAAACTATTTTACTAAACTATCTGAAAATACTAATTGCCAGCATGAAAAATGGCTATATAAAAGAAAAAATGGCATAGGCGCTAGTGACGTAGGCGCAATACTCGGAGTAAATAAATACAGAAATCAAGTTGACGTATTTTTAGATAAAACAACTGATAAACTAGATAAAAATGATAATGAAAAAATGAAGATTGGAAGATTAATGGAATCTTCAGTTTTATTAATGTTTGAAAAAGAAACTGGGTTATCTGCCTCATTGTACGAAGATACGGAAAAACACCCAGAACACCAATTTTTATATGCAACACCAGATGGATTACTATCAGATTTTTCAGCTGGTATTGAAATTAAAACAGGTATTGATGGCGATCATTGGGATGATGTACCAGAGCAATATTATGCACAATGTCAATTAAGCATGGAAATATTTGGGGTTGATACATGGCATCTTTATGCAATACTTGCTGGATTCAATGGATTCACAAGAAAACACTTTGTTATTAAAAGAAATGATCTTTATATTAAAAGTCTAATTAAAATATGCTCTGATTTTTGGAATAATAACGTACTTGCTCGTGTAGCGCCTATGCCAAAGACTATTGATGATATTAATAAAATATTTACAGAATCACAAGAAATACGCATGAAGGCAAATGACGATGTAAAAAAACTAGTGAATGAGTATCAGAAAGTAAAACTACAAATGTGTGAAGTTGAAAAAATATTAAAACCATTGCAAATCAAAGAAAAACAAATCAAAGAAAAATTAGCATTGTCTATGCAAGATGCTGAGATTTTAACTGATGAAAATGATCAAGAAATCTTAAACTATAAAATCATTAATAGAGCATCTCTAGACACAAAAAGGCTTAAAAATGATTTACCAAATATATACGATGAATATGTTAAAAATACAACATACAGAAAGTTAACAATTAAGTAATACAAGTGAGTAAAATATCAACAATTTTAAATAAAATGTTTGGGAATGTTTTAAATAAAGATGAACAAAAAAAAATAAAACTTGCATTAATGATAAATAATTCAAGTGCTTTGTTTAATTTTATTTCTAATATTCATATCTCTAATGTTAATAATAATAGTTTTAAGGATTAATACTATGCATTGGTCAGTTTGGGTATATGGAATCGATAAAAAAACAAAAGAAAAAAATGAATTGTTATTTATTCCTAAACATTATGCTAATCTTGCTCTTTATAAATATGTTTCACAACATGAAAATAGTGATATTTTTTCTTGTATTGACGAAGGACAATTAATTATAAATAAACAAGTTTATAATGAAATTATTGTTGATAATGTTTTACAAAAAATTCATGACGATCATTTTGAATTTGGGGAAAAAATTAATCATAAAATGATTAAAAAATTAAAAAATATTATTGAAAAAAAACCTGATAATGTAACTCTAACTTTTGAATTTAATATTTGAAGAATTATGCTAACACTTACTCAAACACAACAAGATGCATTAAGTTTCTGTGAAAATAAAAACAAAGCCATTTTGGCTTTAGAGCCTGGTTGTGGCAAAACAATAACCTCGCTCGCAATTGCCAAGATGAAAGGTTTTAAAAAGATTTACCTTATTACGCCGCCAAAACTTACATCTTTTGAAGATGATAATGCGAAACATTTCGATAATTACTTTGAAATAACAAAAATAAGTCACGGTGCTTTTAAATCAAATGAAAAGAAAACAAACAAGAATAAGAAAAACTATAACATTAATTTGTATTTGAACGCAGATCAATTAAATGATGATTATTTTATAATCATTGATGAAGCTCATAAGTTCAAAAATATTCAGTCAACTAGAACCTTGGCTCTTTATGCACTGCTTCATAAAAATAACAATCTACCAATGCTTATGCTTACTGGAACACTTAGGCCGAATATGAACTGTGATGCGTCAACCTTGGGATGTATGATGGATTTTTGGTTTGATAAAAATAAACCTCGGTATTCAAATGATTTCGATTCTTTTGCACAAAGAATAAAAGAAATAACATCGGTAAGTTATTATTATAGTCCATCCATTCAAGATGGAATGTTTTTTAAACGTGAAAATAGATACACTGATGAACTCTATGATTCATTAAAAAACATAGCTTTTTTTGCTAAGAAAACGAATAATGCTAAAAAAATTATTAATGCAAAAATGTTTCATTACACTTCTATGCAAAGATCACTTTTAGAACAAATGAACGGTCGAGCTTCGCTTTTAATTGGTAGCTTTAAAACAAAAGTAAATCATCAAACTAAATCTCGTGTGCGTGATGGTCATCTATTGTTAAGTCATATCTATGAAAATACAAAAAGGGAAATGACATTTCTTACAGATAAGATAAGATTTTTGAAAACAATAAAAAATAAGTCTATTATATTTACTCAATTTACACATACAGCTGAGTTTTTGGCTTCAACATTGAAAGCAAAATGCCATACTGGTGCAATATCTTCAAAAGAAAGTAAAAACATCGTAGCTAGCTTTAAAACGCAAAAAGACGGCTTATTGATAGCAACTATAGACAGTCTTTCTACTGGATTTGACATAGAAACGTGTGATCAAATTATTTTCTATTCATTTAGTTATAATTATGCAAATTTTATTCAGTCATTTGACAGAATTCACCGCATAACCTCGGTAAATAACAAAAATTATTTATTTTTAATTTATGACGATGAAAGAAAAAAATTAGATACCGCATTATCAAAAATGGATTTACATTTTAAATGGCTGGGCGCATGAATAAAGAAAAATGGAAAATAGCTAGAAAGCTACATAGAAGATCAAAAAAAGAAACTCTACCTCTCGAAGAATGGCTTCAATACGAATTAAAAATAATCAAAATGGTCAGTAGAATAAAAAATAAGGAAAACAAATGCAAAATGAAGAAATAAATCAAAATAAAAAAATATTAGAACAACATCTAGAAAAATTAAAAAATTCTCCTCAACATCAATTTAATGCTGATATTGAAAATATGTCAGCAAAAATATCATATTTGGAATATATCATTTATGCTATTATGTCGACTTTAAATGATACCGAAAGATTTGATTACAAAGCATTCATCGATAAAGTTGAAAAAAATACAAATATCGTAAAGTTAGAAGATGAATTTAATGATATTAAAAATAGATACTTCAATAGAATTCAAAAGCTACTATTCAAAGAAGATGTTGTAAATAATCTAAATAATAATGATCTAAATATGATAATTGACATATTAAAAGATAACTTGAAAAAAGAGGGATAATCATGAATTACATTCAACAACAAAAAATAGAAATTAATAAAAAAAGTACTGGATTAGCTTTTGCTTTATGGCTTTTTCTTGGAGGTTTTGGCCTTCATCGCTTCTATCTTGGATTGAAACGCTCAGCAATTATTATCGCTATCATTAATATCATTGGATTAATGTGCTTATTATATTCTCTTGCTGATGCTTCACAAGCAACAATTGAAATTCTTCAACAACAAGATATACATCAATCAAATTCATTTTCTTACGGAATGTCGTTAATCTTAATACCATTGTATCTTTGGCTTTTAATTGATGCATTTAGATTATCTGGATGGACTAAAAAATATAATCTTAAAGTAATTGAAAAATTTTCTAATTAATTAACATATCATTATATTTGTTTATATATTTTTTGATGTAATCAATTCTAGCATTACAAACCATAAGCGCATAATATGAATTTATATAATCATACAATAACGTATTAATATTATTTTTATTAGGTTTAGATATTGGCTTATAATCATAACTAACTTTGGTTAATATTGAATCTGGTATGTCAACAGTGTTATATATTCTTACTGGGTCACTGGTACAACCTGCAATCAAGAGAATTTCCAATAGAATAACGACACTTATCCCTAATTTCTGAAATTTTATTAGAATAGTCATAATCTAGCCTATTTTTATATGTTAGCATTGTTTTTTCGAGCTCTATTGAGGCTGCTCGTTCGCGCGCTATGCAATCATATCTACCATCATTTTTGCCACCATTATAGGCAATGAAATATGTAAATATCCCTATTATTAATAGAATAATAATATAAATAGATTTTTTCATGAAGCCATCTTTTATATTAGAAAAGAATTCAGTCATAATTTACCTATAAAAACTTAAAATTCTTTTAGAAAATAAAATATACATAACTGCTACACTAAATAAAATCATCATTAAATTATTACAGAACCAAAATATAAACACTGTAAATGGCTCATATGGATACCATGAAAAATTAACTAAGAAATTATATAGATTTAGTGAAAAGAAAATAAATGACAATCCTATTAAAAATAATGAACTACATTTATTTAATTTATCATTGAACCAAACGATCACAAACACAACAACACAATATATTAGCTGTAATATATCTGAACCAAGCCAAAAATAGCTCATATTGTCTTTATATTCCCATAGTGTATATGAATTTCTATATATTCCCATAATATTTAAAATTATTAAAAATGAGCAACACAATAAAAACACAATTCTTTGGAATTTGCTTTCTTTGCTTGACTTGACTATTAAAGTTTTTATTAAAGACATCATTATTACATCGCACACTATTTTTAAAAAGTTATATATTTCTGAATTATCCATTATATTTATATACCAAAAATATTTTAAGAATTAAATGTTAATTTGCTACATTTAAAACAATTCTACCAGAATCTCTAGAACTTCTTATGTATATATTATCAGTACCTTGTTTTAATAAAGCTGAATCAATTTGATTCAATACTAAACCATCATCTGTGCTTGATGGTAATGAAGAAGATTCATATAAAAACACTTGATATGAACCTAAATTCTGAACAGTATATGAAGCTCCATTAACTAAAGATTGATCTGAAGTTAAGTTTAACCAATCACCTGTTATTTTAATTAAATTTGTCATATTGAATCCTTAAATTAAATTCTTAATTTCCTTCAAATTTCTCTTACATCAAAAAATGCTGATACAGATGGACGAGATTGCCAATCTAAAACATCAGTTACTGTTGACCTATAATAAATAGATAATATATCACCGTCATTTAAATTAACAGGAATTAAATCTGCATATATATTTCCACCTGCATCTTTTCCAGCTATTTGATATGTACCACTAGCATTAGGTACTGCAACATTATTTTTGTATAAGGTTATAATCCAATCACCATCGAAATCATGATTAGAAAGCATAAATGTAGCTTGATACCACCCAGGTTTTGTGATTATTATTTCTCCATTTCCAGGAATAGGTAATAATCCATTATTAAGAAATGAAGAAAAACCAATAGCTTTTGTATCTGTTTGTTGAGCAGTTGGCAACACTGGATCAGTACCAAAACTATATATTCTTGAAAATAGTTTTTCATTAGTATCAATATTATTTAAAAATATTGTATTATTTAAAATTATTGGCATATTATCCCCTTATGGTGCTATATATGAATTAGGTGTATTAAATCTTACAAAATTATCTAAGCTAATATCACATTCTGAACCATTATCTCCAACAATTGATACAACTAACTTATAACCATTCCCAGAACCTAAAGGAGAAGGCAAGCTTGCGGTATCTGCAATTGTTGAGAATAAACAACTAAATACTCCTGAACTTGTTTCCTCTGAAATATAATTAGCGTATCCTAATGTAAATGAACTAAGTGGGTTATATAATCTTATATTTATTATAAATTTTGAATTTAATGCACCTGGCTTATTCCAATTAAATGTGAATCTGAATGTATTTGTACATCCCAATGATCTAAATTCTAAAAATGTATCATTAACAAAATCATAGCTTGAAGTTTCATCTTTATCAGTTTCAGATATTGGATAATGTGTTGTTGGAGCTGAACTTATTCCTAGTGGAGAAACATAATTAAACTCTTGTTCAGCTGTTGGTACTCCTGCAGATGTAGTTGTCATAGAAACAGCAGGTTTAATGCTATTCCCGTCATTTACTTTAACAACGCCTTCAGTTTCTCTAAATTGGGTATTTAATGCTATAGCATTTCCATCAACAGTAGATAAATCTTCCCAATATGTTCCAATTACATCTAATACTGGGTCTTGATTTGAATTTGCTTGTTTTGCAAAATATGGTGAGCCATTGCTCCCAACTACGGTCGCCCCCTGAACGTATGGTATTGTTGAATCCCATTCTAATCCTCCGCCATAGGTTGTTGTTAGATTAGCTAATAAACTCAATCTATAAAATTCATTATTAACATTCTCACGCTCAATTTGAACTCCGCTGACAGCTGGGTCTTGTTCATATTGAATACCCCAACCTGTATTCAGTGGGAATGCTGGTGCACTTCTATCGCCAGTTAATGCCCAAATATCGGTACTTAAAAAAATTGAATCACTATCTCTAGCCATTATGATAACCTTTTATATGATATTTCTGTTATTGTTTTGATGTCTAAATTATGTGAATGGCCTGCACCACTTCCAACCGTACTTGAATAAGCATTTTTGCCAGTAACGTCCATCCTTGCAGCAGTTCCAAAACTTGGACCAGCACCATATATAAGAACACCACCAGGATCAGGATCGAATCTAGCTCCAGATAAATGTCTATGGGGTGGCAGTTCTGATTCACGTAATACATGAGATTCAGTCGTGAAAGTTCCACCTAAACTTGAATTTAGTGTTTTAGTTCCTGATGCTACTCCACCATTTCCAGGGGCTGCGGTAACCGATGCATTTCCAGCGCCAATTAATTCCCATGTTACTCCTAATATGCCATTTAATGGCGGTGTATTATTGGAATAAGTTGTCCATTTTGCACCAACTGGGCACATGAAATCTAAAATAACTTTAAGACCTTCATTAGTAATATTACTTAAATTATCATCAAGAGATTTTTCAGCACCAATTAAATAAAAATTATTATCTGAAGAATTTTTAATTAGTGAAAAAACATTATTTTCTTGGTTACTCAAAGTATATGTAGTTACTAACGAATCATCTCTATAAAATGACTCACCAGAAAAAGCCAAAATTGTAATGTCAGAATTACCACTTGATACAAAGTCCATTCTAAAATCATCATCAACAGACGTATTCGCAGGCAATTGCAAGGTTACTGGGTTTGATGTTCCAGAATTATCCAATATATATAATCTACTGCTGTCAATGTTGTTGATATTTTTAGTACCAGAGGCAACAACATTTGAATAAGAGTCAGCATTGCCAACAGCAACCCAATCAGTATTAGCATTATTTCTAATATATAAAGTTTTATAACTTGTATTATTCCAGAATTGTCCTGCTACTGTAGGTGAAGGCTCAGACGCTCCAGTGTAATTATTTTTTAATTGTGATAAATTTTCTGACGTGCCGAAAGTCATTTGCTTATTCAAAGTACTTGCACTAAACGTAATATTTGAATCAGTTAATATCTCATATGAATTTATCTGAACGCGTGACCCAACAATGTGCGTATAAGTATACCGTCCATTTGCTATTTTTGCAGAAAAATCACCAATAGAAACGTTTGATAAATCAGAATTTGCTTTATCGCTTAAATTTGATACAAATCCAATGGTAACAGTATTTGTCAATGCATTCTGTGAAATAGTAACATTTGCATCATGAGCAAAAGTTATTTTCAAAGGTGTCCAATTTGTACCACCATCTAAAGTTGGATCATTATTTGAATTCTGGGTTACTGCTATGTATCTTGCGTTATCACTTCCTAAAACAGTTGCACCAATTTCATATATGATCGTTGCATCCCAATATAGATTTGAACCAAATCTATTAACGTCATATCCTAAAGCTGAAAATTTATTGAACTCCCCGTTTACTAAAGTTCTAGATACTGTATTTCCTCCAACTTGTGAATAAGTTGAATCCCAACCGATTCTAGGGTCGAATGGTGGGCTTGTGGTATCTCCATCAGCTGCCCATACATCATCAAATAAAACTATACTGTTTGTAGTTCTAGTCATTCACTAGCATCCTTTTAATATAATGTTGGCACAAAAGAAGCATTATAAAAATTTGTTGCATTACTTTGACCCGCAAAACCAAAATATTTTCTTGAGCTTTGTGGGTATTGATAACCATAATATTTAACTCCAGCTACTTTAGGTAAAATACCTGTTTGTATTATAGCTGAAATTGTATAATATGGTGTGTCGTAGATAACGACTGTAACTTTTAAATTTTCATGGTCAACTATATATCCTTTGCCAAATGCTTCGGTTAATATTTTATTAGTTTGATAAACGCTTCCATCAAAGAATAATCCATCAATCCATGCTTTTAATAATTGTTTATATAATGAATCACCAGCAGGAATTAAAGGTTGATCTTCACCATAATAAAACGGTGCTTGATCAAAATTAGTTCCATTAAGATCAAAACCAAAATACTCAAAATCTCCAGTTGGCAATGCTGGTCTTGGGTATCCATGATTCCAACCAATTCTATCTAATAACCAACCAAATGCATTATCAATTGATATTCCTTTTTCAAATTCACATAGAATATCTAATTGTTTTTGTTGTATTAAATTATTGAAACCATTAATAACACCAATTAAGTTTGGTGAGTATTCATATTGAGTAATGATTAAATCAATATTATTTGTTATATCTTGACAAGCCATTATGTCACCGTAATATTAATATTAGTTGAATCTATTGTAGCAATTTCAGTCAAATCTATAATTGTATCTGCTGCAACTAATGTATCACCAAGTCTACCAAGTAAATATGAATTAACTTCATGACCTATTACTTGGTTTATTGGAGTATATAATCTTGAGTAAATTACATCATCTGCAATACCATATCCACCTGTTTGATATCCAGGTGAAACTTCAAAAGTTCCATTAAAATAATCTACTATATTTTGTTTAATCTGATTTATACCATCACTTGGAAAATTGCTATTAGTTGTTATATTTAATTCAATTTCTATATCTACTTGTGATGCTCTATAAAAATTAATAGCAAGATTTGTGTAATATGATGAATCTGTATAAAACCCACTAATATTACCTTGTGTTGGAACGCCAACAGGCTTTTTAATTCCAATTGCATCAATAATATCTTGATCAGAACCACCAAATAGCACACAAGCAATTGTATGACCATTAATACTTACATTATCAATTACAACTGGATCATCTTCATCATTTTGAACAACTATTGCATCTTGAACATCTTCAATTTCTAATAGATTTGCTTTTATTGAACCAATCTGACTTATAGAATTTGTTTTTACACTATCTAAATATCTATTTCTAAACTGTGTGTCTGTTTCTGTTGGCGTACCTGTTATACCATCTGTTGGATTATTGATTGTTTCCCATCCTGCTATTACATCAATAATTTTAGTTAATGTTCCAGCTAAAACAGTAATTTCACCTTCATCTTGTGCAACCATAATGCCATTTGCTGTTCCAGATGATATTGTGACTTCTTCTTTTAATGTAAATTTATTTCCTGAAGTATCTTCAGCTAATGTGCCAGCAGGTATGATTGTTCCATTAACCCCAGTTAAAACAACATTTACTTCAGTATTTATAGCAGCCTTTCTGAATATATCTAAATTTGATGCTAAATAGTCAATTTGTAATCCTACTGCTGTATAAATAACTGTTGCATTAAACATATCAATTATAGAATTATCTGATGTTTCTAATGCTTGTGCTAAAAATCCAATTAATTGACCTTGTCTAGTCTCTGGGTCTGTATTAAATGAATCACCAAAAACTTTAGTAAATATTTCATTAATATCTGCAACATACTCACTTAGTTGTGTTGATTCAATACCATTATTATTTATTTCAGCCATTAAATGTAAACTCCGTTGAACCATATACACTATTTATTGTAGCACTATATGAAAATTTTCTAGTATTACTATTTAACCCATAGCTAACATTAATTACGGATGTAACATCAGATTCTTTTAAAATCTCGTTTGTAAATATGCTTGCCACAATATCTTTATTTTTGTTAGCTCCAAATACATTATCAAAATATGGAACTCCACGATTGGTTGCTAAAAACCATTCTGCATAAAATAATTTTAATCTTTGATTTAATTTATCTGCCAATGCTTCAATATCATAAATTAGAACTAAATTACCACTTGTATCTATATAGAGATCATTGTTTTCATTGCCACCAAATGTTGTCATAGACATATTTACAATCCTTAATTCTTCGGAATTCCTGTATCTCCACCGCTGTCCCCAGTATGAATATGTGTGCTTAAATCAACGCCTAACGTAGTTGTTATTGAACCAGCATTTTCAATATTTTGACCATTCATATCAATACCACTTACCATGTTCGCAGAACTTCCACTTAAACCACTATAACTTGGTGCAAATACTGGAACACTGCTTATTAATGATGACGCATTTAAGGTTAATGTAGCACCACTAATGTTTGCTTGCATTTGAGAATCATCAACAGTTAATGTATTTGAACCTTTTTTTATTTCTACTTTGCCTGTTTCTACAATTATAGCATTGTTACCATCTTCACTTTGCATAGTTGCTCCGCTAGATGATGATGGAGTTATATTTAATGCTCCAAAACCTGCTATTGCAATGGAGTCTTTTAAACTTAAAAGTGAATCTGAATCAGGTAACGCTTGCGTAAATGTTTTTTTAAAATTAGTGATTCCCCTTTGAGAAAATATCAATAAAACACCGTCGCCTTTTTTCATTGGCATAGTAACAGTAAACCCGCCACCACTTGGAAATACGACAGGAACATCAACCAAAACTGGTAATGCTTGCGACCCACCTGTGGTGAATGTTCTTTCAATTGCAGGTAAAACTTGTGCGCGTTTAGTTGTTTGGTCATAACTTTGAACAATCCCAGGTAAACAAGTATATAATTTCTTGAATTGCTGAGTGAAAACAAACTCTAATGCTTGACCGAAAGTTTGATACTCAATTTCATTATTTAAATTACTCACTACCAGTCTCCGAAATTGAAACGCATTCTAGTTTTGTCACGAATTCACCCTCAATGGTATCACCTTCATAAACAATGCTTATCACTTTGTACAAACCATTTAATTCTTGGTTTAAAATATTCGTTGTTCTGCCTGTTGTGGTTAACGTTGTTGTTTCTAAATCAACCAAAACATAATCACTTAATACTATTCCAGTATTTAGCAAAGTTGTTATGTTAACACCTTTTTCAGTTTTAACAGGTATATTAACTAAACCAACTGAACTATCAATCGTAAATGCTTGCTCTTCATTTGGCTGGCCAGTCAATGAAAATTTAATTTTATCTCCATCTATAAAATAATTTATACCTAATGGTGGTAAAAGTAATTTAAATAAATCGCTTACTGTACCGCTAAAACTAAAATTAAACTGCTGAGCGCTTGCAGGAATTAAATTTGAATATTGAGAAACTAAACCAGTTAATCCAATAGCATCAGTAACTATTTGTCTGGTTGAGATTAATCCTGCATAAGTTTTATTAAAATATGCGTTATTCACTAAATTTGGTAAATTAGTAACGTACATTTTAGTTATTGTATCAACGCCTTTTTTTGATATCTGAACTTTATCAATTTGACCAACATAAATATTTGATACTTCACCATCATAACCCGCTAAAAGCTGAACATATAAATTTCTATTTTTTATGAAAGATTGTGTATCACCTTTTAAATTCCATATTGAAATTGAATTATGGCTTGGCAATTCACTTGATTGGTTTTTTGTTAATGTAAAATTAATTTTTAATTGATCACCAGCAAAATCTTTTGGTATTAAAATGCCTTGAGCAGAAGTTGCCCTAATATTTGAAGGTACTGCAGATAAATTCTCACTTACAATAACTTGAGCATTTCTTTTATAGTATCTAGCTGCCATTTTGCAACCCCAAATAATATTCTTTTTCTGAAGATGACAAATAATACAAACCAAAAACATTGTTAAAATCATTTCGGCCAATATTTTCAAAGGTCTCTGAAACTGACCCAGCTATGATGTCTCCTACAAAATCAGTAAACATATTGCCAAAAACTAAATAATTCGGCGTTAATCTTCTATTAATCACGTATGGTGTGTTATCAACAGTATTATAAAGGCTAATGAACCAACTTTCGGAAACTGTTTGAAACCTCATTAATATTGTGATTGATTGACCGCCTAAAGTTACTTTAAAAATTTGATTCGCATCTGACGATAAAAATATTTGTTGCATGTTATCCACCAATGAAACTATTTAATAAAGATATTGATGTGCTCGAAGTATTTTTAGTACCACCATTTACAATATCTGTTGAATTTATTGCTGGGTTATTATCGCCTTGTACATTGATTGGCGAAAATGTGTCTTGCGCTGTATCTACGAGCTTTACTTCTTCAAATGATAGATCAAAGATTAAGTTTGTTCCAGTTTCATAATCAATTCGTGTTTTAACGCCTGTTATTAGCATATTTTCATAAGTCTTAACAGTTGTTATTACTTGAAATCTTTCTCTTTCATTTGCAAATTGATCTAATAACGCCCAACCTGTTTTTGGTTTTTGCGTTGTTACGATGCCTGTTGAGCCAAACAAAAAATTAACATCTATCGTTAATTCTTGAATATTCGTTATCATTCCGCTTAATTTTATTTTATATGGTTTTCTATAAGCATTATCTGATATTGTGCTACCATCCTCGACCGGATACCTAGTGATATCGACACTTATTTCGTGTTCTTCTGCATACCATAAGTCAACACTTTCTAAACCTATAACTTGAATATTATCCGTTCCGAATATTACACCTGCTATATCTGAAACTAACGGCATAAATTACCTCGCAATACTATTATCAGCGTTGATAGCTGCACTTCTGAATTGTTGTCCTAATGAATCTTGTACTTTTTTACTTGTCATTGCTGCTATTTGTTCTGGGTCTGCATTTGTTGTCGCATTTACTGTTACATTTACTGTATTTTGATTGCTTTGATTAAATTGTCCTAAGCGTGATTGGGGTATTATATTTCCTTGAAATCCGCCTGTTATTTGATCATTTGCAGTTTGTGCACCTTTAATAAATGATTGAACACTACCTTTATTACTAAATTGGCTAAGATCAATAACATTGCCTTGAATTTTTTTCATTGGTTTTGATTGAGGCTCATCTTCACTGCTTCCCAATCCAACTAAATTTAATGCCTTATTGACAGTATTTTTAACAAATTTGAACCCTGAAACTATTTTATCTATAAAACCATCCCAAGCGCCGATCAATGAATTAATAATACTATCCCAAACACCGATAATAGTATTTTTAACGCCTGAAAATATGTCTCCAATAAAATTTACAGAATTCTTCAGTGATGAAACTGATTTATTCCATGACGCTATGAAAAAATTAGAAATTGAATCAAATATGCCTTTTGAAAAATTATATAAACCTGATAATTCTTCACCTATATAATTTGCAATTCCGTCAAATGCGGACAATATTTGAGTCCTAAATTTATAGGCTACAAAGACTAATGCTACAATAGCAATAATTATTGCATCAATAATTAATAATATTGGCGATGCAGCGAGTTCAACTATTGCAAATGTTGTTGCTAACGCTCTCAAAGCTTTAACAAAAGCAATTATTTTTTCAACTCCCCACAAAATTCCCATTCTTGCTAGAATAATGGACAGCCCTATTAAAACAGCTTTTGAAGTTAACAACCATTTTACTAAAGATTTAATTACTGAAATGAAAGACAAAATTGAATTTCTAACGTTATCAATTTGCTCATTTGATAACCCTAACCATTTTAAAAAATTTCCAAATGCTGAATCGCCTTTTCTCAAAAATACCCATAAATCTTGAATTACTAACACAAGAATCGTTATGCCTGCTGCTACTCTTGTAAATGGCAAAAGCATTTTTGCTACTCTAACAGCAATTACAGAAGAAATTATGCCCAAGAATAATGCAAACGTTTCAAATGCTGCCTTTGCTTCTTGCGTATGATTTTTAACTGCTTCACCCCATTCTTCGAAAATGGCAGCCAATTTATCCATTAAAGTAGTAAATATAGATACACTAGAAGACGCTTTACCAATTTCACCAATAAAAAACGATAGACTGTTTGTAATGGCCATAAATGCCATTGGAATTGTTCTTGACATCAAGCCAAATTGCTTAGTCAAATCAGCATTTGAATCTTTCAATATTTTGATAAAATCTGCCGTAGCAAGTTTATTACCTTTGACAGCTTCTTTCCAGTCAACTCCCATTGATCTGAAATGATTAACGATCAATGCTTGAAGTGCTGGAACATCTTTCATCGCATATCTAAGCTCTTGATAATTTACAGTAGCTCCAGATATTGCTTTAGTCAAATCTTGCATTGCAGCTTTTGCAGTGCGCGTTTGTGTTCCATTGATTGCAAAAAGCTTATTTAAAGTATCAACGACTGTCATTTTGTCTGCTTCGCTTGCTGCATCTCCAAGCGATACGGACATTTGTTGGTACAATTCTGAGTTGGCCTCAATAGATGTGCCAGTTTTATTAGAAATATTTAATAATTTGCTAAAAACGTCATTCAACTGAGCGCCAGCCAAACCAACTGATTTTAATCTATTGGTAACTAGATCAAATTCATTATTTAATTCAACTAGCTTTTCGATTGCAAAAATGCTTACTATTCCAGAAAACAAATGCTGTAGATTTAATAGCGCAACATTTAAAGCTTTAGTTTCAACTTCAATGCTTCTTACACCAGCTTCAGCTTGTTTTAAACCAGCTGTATTTGATTTAAAATCGATCAAAGTAACTAAAGTGTCGATTACTGTTGCCATTTATTTATTCCTATTTTTTCTTTCTATTGCCTTCTGTAATCTTATCTCATTTTCATTTTTAACAGCTAAAATTTCATTCATTATATAAAAATCATGTAATGAAAGTTCATATATATCTTTATATTGGCATAATCCATTCATTATAGGGATTGCCAATAATGGCGATATATTTTCGAAATTTACTGAGGTAAACTCAATTTCTTGCCCCCTGTTAATTTTTGGAATCTTTTGGACAATGATGGCAAAAAATTTACGCAGATACCTCGCAATAATATTTCAAAAACTTCATCAAATTCTAAAAATGGTTCAATCAATTTTTTACCACTTCCGCTATCACCCCAAAGATTAATATATTTAGGATAATTACCGTTAGGGCTGGTTTTAAACGAAATATAACGATATAAAATTGGCTCAAGTTCATTTTCAATGTAATCAATATCTAATCCGCTTATTGCGTTTATTAAAATGTTCGTTTGAAATTTATTATCTGACATTTCTAAATCTTTTATTTCACCAAATATTTTTTTAAATAATGAAATAAATAATTTTTCACCAGTAAATGCAGGTATTTTATCAATCTTGATTGATACATTTTGCAAATTGAATTCTGATTTACAATATTCTTTTTTGAATTCTTCTAAATTCATTTTTATTCCTTATTCATAACATAACCTAATTGTTATTACCTAAAATGTGACAACAAGCGTTAGGTTAATTCGCCTTTCGATAGCTAATCTAGTTGTCACAAACATATTATGGGCTTTCAAAAGAACCAGTAATAGTTTCAAAGTCGATAACTTGAAACTCAAATACATATGACATCGTGCCAGGTGCGCCTTTACCTAACGTATAACCATTGGGCGCATTTTTTAAAACGCCTTTGTCCAAAGTTGCAATTGAACCATCATTATATGTTATTACGCCGCTAAAATTGACCGCTGCACCATTTTTTTCAGCTAATACAATTGCCTGTAATGCTTGTACAGTTGAACTATTAGCTAGCAATTTCAATGTTACTTCGCCACCTTTTTCGGCTGTTCTACCTGCAACCATTAAGCCATCTGCACCTTTTTTTATAACTGCAAGCTCAATAGAATCAGGCATCGTTAGCGCATCTTCGTCCTCTGACCAACCTTCAATAGTAATTCCATTAAGAATTACGCTTGATAAATCTAAAGCTCTGTAAATTGCCATTAATTAACTCCTTAAAATAAATAATTGCACACCAAAAAAACTATAATGATTAATTCTCCAAAAGAATTGATATATCAACAAAGTGAATTGCGCCACTAGATTTAAGCCAAATTTTCTTAGCAGTAGCTTTTCTTGCTGCTCTATCAGCCTGACTTTGAGCCGATGTTGGTTGCGACCAAATCAAGTAGCCTTTGTTTAAATTTCCATCAAAACTAGTGTTTCCAGTTGTTGCAATAATATCTGATGTCATTACTTCAGATACAACGCCAGGTGCAATCATTCCGTTACTTAATGCTTGTCTGCAAACACCATCAATAACGCTTACGATTGAAGCCTCACCAGCGTCAGTTTGTGGAACGCGTCCGCTACCTCTAAGAAGGTCATAAACATCAACTTGAATAGCATTTACAAACCAATCGAGAGCGTATCTAACATCAATATAAACACTATTATTAAAGCAAGTTCCCTCTGAATATATTTCGTCAGTTGAGAAATTTGTGTAATAATTAACTCTTTTTCTCTCTAATTCATTAACTTGAGTTAAAGTTAAATTATCAGGAGTTTGACCAGGTAATGACTTAAATTTTGCAGTTATAACGCTGTTAGCACTATCAAAATTAACTGAACTAAATCTTGCAGCTATTGACGCTCCCTTATATTCATCTGCACTCCCTAATATGTCATCCAAGTTCTTTGTAATTGTTCTTGGAATAATTGATAACTTACTGAACTTGTCTCGCCAGTAACTAAAACAGTTGACTCAGAAGTTTGAGCAGCAAACATATAACGGCCAGTTTCAATATAATTTGATACTGAATTTAAATTATCTTGGCTAAATAATGTATTATCTAAAATGAAAAAATACCAGCTATCATTTAAAGCCAAAATTTCATTAATTGCCTCAGATATTGTTTCTGCATCAGCCCCTTGATCTAATTGAGATGCCGTAGAAGAAGATAGCGACATTAAAACACCAAGATCAACACCTGTTGCAGGAGGTACAGCATAACTCAAAGTTGAAGAAGAACCAGTTGAACCAGATACAACACGAAAACCACTTATTGTAGAATCATAAGTAACAGATACTGACGCTCCACCAGTAGTTAAAGCATTTTGTACGGCAGTTGCAACATCCGAATAAGACGCAACAGCCGTTAAATCTGGGTTTACATCATACGCAACGTTATCAATTGTAATTGCAAAATACGCTGTTGCTGCTAAAGCTGCAAACGCTGAAACTGATGTTGATACAGAACCACCAATTAATCTTGCTGCTACGTCTGAATCTATCCAACGCCCAACAACTAAATTTCTTGGAAATGGAGATTGTTCAAACCAAGCATTCCCTGCTTTATAAGGTTCACTACCTTCAGCAAATGTTGTAGATAAATCAGTAAAATTACTGTAAACCGCAACTCTATTTGAACCTGTACCCAATGTAGTATCATTTGTAAAAAATAAACCTATTCCAACTTCCCTACGTAAAACGCCAACCGCTTCGATACTGTCGCTTACGGTGACTACATTATCTAATGATAAAGCCATTTCCTTACTCCTATTCAGTTACTGTAATTGTGTCATTAATATCATTTTCACCATCTGATATGTCTGAATTCAGTGTTACTTCTATTAATCTTTCTATAGTTTGCTCAGTTGATGAAATTAAACCAAATGTCATCTCAATTGTAGCACGGCTTTCATACTCTCCATCTGTTAATAGATCAGTAATAACAGGATTTGTCCAATTTATTAATACTAGTCCATTTCTTTGAAGTTCATACTTGCCATTGGGCGTTGATTGATAATATGCTAATCCTCGAGCAATACCCATTGCATTACTTGCTCTATAAATTTGGATACTATATGTTAATCGCCTAGAATCGTATGTAGTATTATCGAAATTTCCATTTATTTCATTGTATATGGCTTTATTATACGAAAATCCATCGTTACTATCATTGATTAACAATGCGCTTGCATATGGCACTGTGGGCGCTGGCGAATTGGCATTTCCTGGAATAACATATGCTAAACCAGTAGCTGCTTTAACATATGCTCGAACTAATCGATCATAATCTAATTGTGTTGGATTAATTGCCATTAACCATTCTCCGCATTTAATCTTATTGCGGTTATCACTAAATAACCGTGCGTTCTCCAATCATTTACATTACTAGCCATATAAGTATAGTTACTATAAATGATTAAATCACCTTCTGTAGGTGCAGCACCTTGTCTAACGGCTCTGGTTAATTCAACATTAGATGAATATATCGTTATAGTTTCGTGCGATCTTTCTGCACTAATATCATTTGTTCTATTTATACCGCTTGTCGGCTCAACGCTACCTTTTAAATTATAGTCAGTTGATGAACCTGGTACAAACTCATCATATTCATTATAGCTACCAGCTGATTGCTGTCTTAAAATATAATCATCAGCAAATAAAGGATTTGATGATAAAAAACCTAAATTAATAGTCATTATTTTATCACCTTATATTCTGGGGAAATTAACATTAATTCTGTGTCTATTAAAGGTTTATCGTGACCTTTTTGTTTTATTGTTGATGGTGCGTTAGGAACATACGTTATTTGCTTACCTTCAATTGATTCCTGAATAGTTACTGCCCACATTTTACCAATTGTATTAATTTGATTTTGATTAATGATACTTTTAGATTTAGATATCTTATTAGTTTTAAAGAATGCAATCATTTTTTTACTTGCCATTATATTGGCGTGTCTAAAAAACGGTCTTTCTGGTATTTTTGACGTTCCGTACTCATTCCAAAATGCAACTTGAGCAACTGGTAAACCATCATCATATTTAGAATTAGGATAGAAACCAACTGATAAAACTCTTTGCTTGGTTTTATTTAATGCTCTCAATGTAGATTTTAAATTTTTACCACCAATAGTTTTAACAGCCACCAGATACCCCCGCAGCAAAAACATATCCAAGACATGCTTTTTTTAATTGAAGATATATTATCCCATAATTAGTTGTTGTATAGATAGAATCATTAGTTGAAGCAATCTTCATAAAATTAGCTTGTTTTTGACCAACTTTAGCAGATGATAACGGAAGAACATTTTGATTTTCACCAGGACATAAGGAAGTAGCGCCAGATGTGTTCATTCCGCTACAATCTGCCATAGAGAGCAGGTGTGCTGCCAAATATATAATAGCATTTTCACACTTGCAAAATATAGAAATTGCAAGGTTTAGATATATAGTTACTCTGGAATCATTGTCTGAATCAAATTCAGGGAAGGTTGCTCGAAATGTTGGCAATAAATCTTCTGCTGTTATATTACTTGACATCATTTACTTCTCTTTTTTGGTCTACCACGTTTTTTAGTTTTACTCTCAATTTTTTTAGATTCTTCTTCAATATTATTAATTATATCTTGATCAATACACAAATTATCTTCTGGCAAAATTAATTCTTCTTGCTTCTCAATAATTTTATTTTCTTTAACAATAACACCATTAGGCGTAATGTCTTTTGGATGTATTGAACCAGGATGATTTTTTGAAGTTAAAATCCAATAAAGGAATTTACCATTTTTATCATAGTAAGGCAGAAATGAATTAGTCTTTTCATTTGGCCAGAAAATCAAAACCTGACCATTAATGCGCCAATTATGTTTGTACATTTCACTATTCATCATCTCGGTTGCAGATTCTTCATCTTGAATAGTGAATGTATATGAGTATTTATCTGGCTCTTTTGTATACCAATATTTATATGGCATAGCATACATCAATGGGGAATAATGCTCTGGTGGCCTACATTGAAACCAAATATTACTCATCTTATACACCATCTACATATAAGCATGCACCAGGTCTTTTAACATTAAGTTGAGATATTGAATACTCTAAAGGCGCTCTAAAATATCTACCTTCATTCATTAGATTAATCACTCTTGGCATAATAGGATTACCCATTTCCATTACACTCTTCTCATTAAATCCAATCAACATTCTGTCAGCACTTCCAGCACCAGCTCCAGCAAATTCAATAACTGATTCAAACATAATTGGGTTTCCAGTTTGAGCAGTCCATGCATTGAATGTTTTCAAATAATCCATAACTGATTTATCCGCAACATCAGAATACTTTTTGGTTGCTAAAAAGTTAAACTGTGTAACTGGTAAATAAACAGTCAATCCAGTAGTAATTCTATTAGATGCAATCGTATTAGTATCTACAATTACTTTGTTAATATATCCATTGATATAATCTGCTGCATCTGATGCATTTGCAAGAGTAGTAGCAGCAGTTTCAGTCGGGATATCAGAATTATTTGTTAATCCTTCAAAACCTTTAGAAGCATCACCAACTAAACCAACTTTTTCAATATGATTCATACAAGCACGTGTTGCAGCATCAATTGTGTCAGTTTGTAGTGGAATACCTGCAAAATTTGCTGATCTTACTTCTTGTAATGACCACATAGCATCGATACCACCTTGAAGAATTACACTAGATAATAATTCATAAGAGACATCAGCGCTTTGAGCATTTTTACCATAACTATCAATAAAGTTTGCTTCACCATATTGGTTTTTTACTCTATATGCATATGAGTTTGCACCTTCAGCAATAGCATTATTAATTGGTACAAATTTACGTAAACGGAAATTAAGATATAGAACTTCTTCAATTTCTGATTGAATTGCTTGAAGATTATTAGTACCAAATCCAAAACCTTGTGAAGGTTCAGCAGCATCTACAAAAGAAGTCCTAAGAGCTTTCAAATGACGATCTAATTGACCTTTATCTTTCAATTTTTTTATATGTTTATATTCATCACGTGTTTTACCGAAAACGTTCATCATTGTTATTACTCCTTATGCCACTTGGCCATTAATTCTAATTGACACGATATCACCTGAAACACCAGCTTCATCAAAAAACGCTGGGTTCTTAACTGTTCCAGTTGGTGTATCAGTAACCCAAGTATTAGAACCATCTGTTGCTGGGAAAGCTGGGTCGCCTTTTGCTACAGTTCCAGATAATTCAACGAATACATGTCCAGATGTAATAATTTGGAAATCAGAACCAGATGGAACAACAATTTCAGATGCATTATTAGCAGAAGGGCTAGTAATATCAATGTTAACTGAATTTTGAACCAATGAAACAACACCAACAACAGCTTCTTGTGTCGCAAGATCAGTAGGCTTGATGTAAGTAGAACCATTTAGGTAAACACCTTCACCTGGTCTTAATTCTTGACCAGCAACATAACCATTTGAATCAGCTTCAAATTGAAGTTCTGGTCTTGAAATTTGACCTTTTTGACCTTTTACTTGATATTTATCATAAGTTCTCTGCATTACAAAACTCATGTTTTTTACTCCTTATTTAAATTAAAGTTTGTGAATATCTATTGCATTAAAATATCTAGGACTATGATCAGTCATACCATTCTTATGGTTTTCATCAAAGTATTTCTTTGCTTCTTCATGGTCTTTTACTAATGAATCTAAAACACCTAAAAGATAATCATCAGATTTATCTTTAATATTTACATTAGATTTTGATAGAGATTTTTCTAAAATTTCTCTGTTAGATAAATCAGTAATATTTTCATCAATAATTAATTTTTTTGCTTTATCAATCAAGTTAACTCTGAAATTAACTTCATCTTTAAAAGTTTTTTCTTCATTTTTGATTTCTTCATCATTAATGCTAGATTCAGTCTCAGTCTCTTCAGAATCTTTCATTCCATTCTTTTTCTTTAACTTATCAACCAATGAACCAATGAATGACTCATCTTCTAATAAAGACTTTTTCATTTTGTCATAATCGCTCATGTCTTTATCTTCTACGATTATGGAATTTTCCATTTCTTCATTGATTGACTCATCCTGAATTTCAGGATTTTTATCAATATTTTGTTCACTCATTAACAAGTTCTCCTCTTTTTTATCTAAAATAGAAACTGATTCTCCACATCTTCCTTTATCTACTATAGCACAATGATTCATAATCATAGCTCCAGAAAATTCATAATCATACTGAACACCATTATATGTGCCTTGTTTAGGGATAATTTTTGCATTATACCCGCAGCTAAGTTCTTTTAGTTTATTATCAATGACATCATTAACAATAGCTTTATCAATTATTTGTATATTAGCTCCGAGTCTTTCATCATCTAGCTTTTGAACTCTTTCGCCAATCATGCCTACTGAATAATTATAATAATTAGAACTATTAACATTTTCATGAGGATGATTCATGGTAATAGGTTTCATTTTTGAACTTTCAATTGTTTTTTCATGAAACACCGTCTCTTTAGGCCTAAAAACATTAACTATTTTTCCAGCATCTTGAGATTTACCAGTAATATTGCTTAAATCATATTTTTGAATACCAACTTTTGTTAGTGCTGCATTTGCTTGTAGATAACCTTCATCGGTTAATTTCCTTGTAGGAATAGTTAAATCAAATGAATCAACGACATTAATATATTCACTCATCTTCATTTTCCTGATTATTTAAAATATTTTAATTATTATTATCAATAATATCTGATAAATCAGTATATACACTATGTTTTTTCAAATTTTCTCTTACTTCTTCTGCTGTTAAAACATTATTAGCTAAATATATTTGATCACGTTGAGCGTTTTTAAGTTCAATATCTGATTCCTCTGATGCTGAAATATCTATTAAAGACTTAAATTCATATTGTATTGATTCGTCAATTCCAAGAATCTTTTCAATTATCATATCTATCTTATTATAAATAGGTACTAAAATTTCTTGTTGTTTTGATGAAATCATAATTGAATAATTTTGCATATCTGAATCACCAGATGAATTTAAACCAGATGGTGATCTACCAAAGAATCTAGTTTGAGGAATGTCCGCAGCAGCAGACAACCTTAAATAAAACTTATCAAATAAATCGGCAAAATTATTGAAATTAGGCTCTAATCTACTTAACTCCATGTCTTTATCAAGATACATTGTTCTATAAATTGATTTGAAATCGTTTATATTTGCTACTAATGCATCAATATTATCTGAATCAGGTGCACCGGCTAACGCATCTTTTAAATCAGGTACTTTAAGAGTTGAAACGCTTGCTTCTTGCAATAAATAATTAATTGCGCTAGACATTGATTCTTCTTGTTCCACGCTTGATAGCACTCTAACTAATTCGGAAACCGCCCAATCTTGATTATACAATGTAAACCAGCTATTCACAGAATGAGGCTTAATCGCATCAATTCTTATTACACGGGAATGATGAACTACAAGCTCATTAGCATATTTAAAAGTAAAATTATATAATTCAGGCTGACTAAAATTAGGGTCAGTAATATCAGTTGTTCTTTGAATAACAGCAGCATCAAATCTATCTAACACTAAAATATTTTTTAGATTTAATAATGGCGAATCTAAATTTAGAGGTTTGCTCATTCTTCGTTCGTCAGTAATCAATATTAAAAAAGCAGTTCCATAAGCTCTTGCTGCCTTGATTGCTGATTTTATTTTTTCGTTTAGATTTAAATTTGATTCAATTTCTTCAAGTTTTTTAATTTTGTCTGTTTCTTGATTTGTTATAGTTCTAGGAAACATAAACATATCATTAACTGGGATATCAATTATTTTTGCAGCAGCCCAAGAGCCAACGTACATGTATTGCAATAATTCTTTATTTTCTGCAATGTAACTATAACCATAATATCCTGCCTGACTTTTATCAGATGCACAACCAGCCCCGCTATAACTATTGTAAAATCTATCTTTAAAGGTAGCCATCTTTTTTTTATTTGGGCGCTTCATTGGTTTTCCATATTGGTCAACTATCATCTTGCGGTTAATCCTTTTTTAAGGTCGAATGCAAAAGACATAACTATCGCATCTGCCATATTGGGGCTTGAGTTGCCTCTCTCTGGCTGTTTATCAATGGTTAGTTTGCTATTTTCGTGCTTATATGTTGCCTGACTTAATTCTAGCAATATTTTTTCAACATTAGTAATATTTTCATCAATAAATAAACATTTTTCGGGTGGTATTGTTTCACCTTCCAATAATCTTAAGGTATTTTCTGCTCTTAATCTTATGTTCCACCATGCTTGAGCTTTCATATTTCTAAAGAATTCACCATTTGTTATTTTGTCAGTAAATTTTTTATCATCACCCCCAGGTTTATGAGTAGATAAAAAAGCATGAGCTAAATAATCCCTATTACAAATTCTGTTAAAATCTGACTTTGCTGACGCTCCTATACCATTTGCATCAAAATAAATTCTAGCAATCTTTTTATCTTTTGTATAATTATGAGCTAATTCAACTGCCTCACTGACATATTTGTTATCGAAATCAAATGCATCTTTGATTAATGCGCCTTTTCGATAAGCAATTGCACTTTTATCTTTTCCTTCTTCAGCAAAATCTAGTCCAATGTATTCATAACCAGATAAATTTTTAAATTTCTTGTGAGCGCCAACGCATTTTTTAAGCCATGCTAAGGGAATAACTGACGCATCTGCGCTTGCAGGATATAAAGCACCTTCCCAAATATGATCAGCCATTTCTGGGTCAGTTCTATAATTAAATTCCATTTCTTCTTTCATATCATCAGAGAAATATTTATTGTCTCTCCAAGTAACATGAAAGTGATATGATTTTGGCGGTTTTTCATTAACTATAAAACGTTGGTAAACTGCATCATCTTCGTATCGTGGATTCCACGAATACATTATTTGAGGATTATTATTCCTAAATATTGTAGGTATTAAAATTACAATTGATTCATTACTTATTGTTTGCGCTTCTTCAATCCAAACAAGCTCAATATTATGCATAGATTTAATAGAATCAATATTTCTTAGCACACCTTTGAATAATGCTTCACCACCAGTCACGCAAGAAATATCAGATTTATTGATAGTAAAATATTTATCTAATTTATGAAATTCTATTCGTGCACACAAAAGCGCATGGACTGATTCTGAGATTGAGTTTTGAATTTCACGAAGACATAAAACCCTTTTACCTTGAAGCATTCTATAAATAACATAGTCGGAAAATTCATATGATTTTGCAGAGGCTCTACCACCAGCATATGAAATTTCACGCCATTCCAACTCATAAAGCGGGTGATATGCTTTTTGAGGGTTTAAATCTAAAATCATTCTGATTTATTTAGATTTACATTTACTTTCAATTCGTTTTTATTATCATTTTCGACAACTGTTGTTTCTTTCCAACAAGCCCGCGTTTTTAGATAGAATATTTGAGCGTTTAGATTGCCTTCTTTTGCCTGCATAACTAAATTGCTACCAATGTCATTAATAACACTAGCTCTACCTCTATTAAAGCGCAGTGCTACTTCTGGTTGTCTTTCCATAATTGCATAAAATGTTTTCTTTGCCATGCAGAAATAATCAGCAATTTGATCAACAGTTAATACCGCTGCAAAACCTTCAACTTTATTAAGTTCTTCTTCTGATAATGTTCTTAGCGGTCTTCCACCGCCATCGCCTTGTCTACCAGACTTTGCCATAAATTGAATCTCTTAGTTTTGTATATAATTTATTATAGTATTATTTTGTAAATTGTTAATAGTTAAAATGTCACTTTTTTATTAATTGTTTTAATTTATTGTTTATAGTTTTGCATATTTTCTTTGGATGCGGTTCTAAACACCAGAAAAAAATGCATGCTATAAATAATCCAAGACATAAAGCAAATATTATTTCATAGAAGTTAGATTTTTGAATTACCATCTCATTTGCATGGTATTGGTCATTTCCTGCTACTTGACTTTGTTTAAATTTAGCATGATCAAAATCAGCACCACCCATTTTATATTTGTTGTCACCATTTTGAAAATCTAATGATGCATCAACTTGAGTTCCTTCATTTGAAGATGAACCAAACATGCTAGAAACTCCTTTAACTGCATCTAACATATAAGCACAAGAACATAATAAAAAGCATGCAATAGCAATAATAATAGGCTTAATCATTAAATTTCTCCTAAAATACTTTTAACTTTCTTTAACTGTTCTTCTGTTAACTCTATGCTTACCTTTGGCTTCTCTTGAGATTTAATGTGAGTTTCGAGGATTTCTGTAATTTCTAAACGGCCATAATGTGAAGCCACGTGAAGTGGTGTGCAGCCATAATTATCCTTAACATACACATCTGCACCATTAGTTAAAAGGATTTTGACTCTTTCTAAATCACCGCTACGTGCAGCAAAATGAAGTGCGGTCTCTCCATCTTTATTCTCCCTAGCATTCACATCTGCATCATTAACTAAGAGGATTTTGGCTATTTCTGGATTTGAAGCATTATGCAGCGCTGTCCATCCATAATTATCCCTAGCATTCACATCAACACCACTCGCTAAGATAATTTTGACTGTTTCTAAATTACCCCAACGTGAAGCCTTATGCAGTGCTGTATCTCCATTATTATCCTTAGCATTGACATCAGCACCGAGTATCAAAACTGCTTTAACTTTCTCAAAATCTCCTGCGCTCGCATAAACTAATAAAATTTCATTAAAATTCATTAAATTTCTCCTAAAAAACTAGTAAACAATAAAATAATGATTTTTTCTATCCTGATCTTTATATAAACTATAACTATCCTTCTCGTATAAAATATGAGCTTTATATTCAGATGTTTCAGTAATAATATTTACATATTCTTTATCGTCTAAATTAGCACTTTCTGTTAATTTTGATTTATCCATTTTTTAATCCTCTATTTGTTATCAACAAATACATAATAACACATCCAAGATAAGCGTCAACATTTATTATTTAAATAATTATCAATTTCTTTGATTGCATCACTTGATGAATAACAAACAATTGCTAGATAGCCTTGTTTGTTTAATAGATCAATCCATATTTTTTGATTATCACTAAGCTTTCCATTTTTAGTTTTCATCTCTATAAACAGTCCATGATATTTTTGATTTGGAATAGGAAAGAATAGATCTGGAATGCCCGGTGTAAGGCCTTCACGTTTCATTTTTGAAACTATTCTAGCAGCCTTCTCTCTATCGAAGAAACTAAGCGACTGTGCATTAGGTATAGCAAAACACAAAATCTTTTTCAATTTGCAATAATCGATAACATTTTTTTGCAAATCGTGTTCAGTGGTTCTACATGTTGCATTTTTTGTGCCATAATTAGCCCATAATTTCCTCTGGTTCAATTTTCTCGTCCTACCTTGTGCTATCCTACTTGATAATGTGTAAAAACGTTTCTACGGCCTTTAAAATGCTATTTTAGTTTTTTTGGTTTTCTTCTTAGGCTTGGATAATCAAACTTAATATTCAAGCATGTTTCCATTAACCTATCTAAAGACCTTATTCCAATGGCTTTTGTAAGATTTTGTATATCAAGATTAGTTATTATGATTGTTGGTTTACATAACATATACCTTTGATTTATTATCTCAAACAAAATATTTATCTCAAATTCAGTTCCATAAGTTACTCCAATTTCATCTAAACATAATATGTCACAATCTATTAAATCTTTTTTTACCCTTTCGTAGCAAAATGAACTATCTGAGAATGATTTTTTAATTTCATTAAATAAATCATATGTAGTTTGATACTTTGCTGAATATCCTTGAACAACAGCTTCTTTGATTAGTGATATGCCAAAGAATGTTTTCCCTGTGCCTACACCACCATACATAATTACATTAACAGCATTTTCGATCATTTTTTCAAAGTTATTGGCATAATTTTTCATTTGGTCATATGTATGTTTTGCTTCTGGATACATGTCTTCATTATAGCTTTCAAAGTTAAATTTTCTTAAGAGTGGGAATTTGTTAATTGATTCTAGCAACCCCTGATTTTTAAGAT